CCTGAGCGCTACGCTGCCATCGTCACTGCACTCAAGGAGGGCATTGGCCACGACTCACTCACTCGAGTGTTCAACACAACACGTGAAACACTGAAGGCGATAGAGTCAGCAGAGAAAGTCGAAGCGTCGTCTCAAGAGCAGATCCTGCAAAGGCTTACACGCACACGAGACCTGTGTGTGAGCAAGTATCATGAGGCGGTCGAAGCAGGGGACGTGAAGGGGCAGACTTTACCCGTAGCCATTGGTATCCTTACCGACAAAATCGTCCAGATCAGCGGACAACCCTCGACAGTAGTTGAACACAGAACGATTTCACTGACACCTAAAGCACTCAACCAGCTCAAGGATCAATGCAAGCCCACGCAAGTGATTGAAGCAGAGGTCGTTGATGGCAGTGGCTCAGAATGACTCAATTAAACATATGCTTTATTGTGCGCTGTTTGAGGCAATTTGACACTGATTAGGGGGCGGGGGGGATCACGATTTCTCAAACACAGCGACAGCCAAGCGGATGCCTACAAATACAACAAATGACAAAAGACCCCGAGGCAAACGGGGTAAGCGCAGGACGATGCTTGAATCGCCTGAGCTTCGATGGAAAGCCGGTCGGGAAGAACGATGGGTCACAGTAACCAAGCGACCACTGAACCGTCGTCTCATCGAAACTGATGCAGGATTGGTGCATGTGAAAGACAACACGAGGTTCCAGAAAGGCCTCAGCTTTCCATGCTGGGTTGAGCAGGATTCAGGACGAGTGGTAGCACGTGGGCTGCCTCGTCAATTGCATCGGTGGTAGCTGCATCACAGATATTCAGGTTCAACACTGAGCAGTGCTTTGAGGACGCTGAGGAAGCTCAGCAAGCGATTGATGAGTGCGCTGTCATCTGTGGGTGTATGTGGGAAACAAACGCGGTCACACTGCGATTTTGGGACAGTTTAGATGGTCCCTGGATAGATGATTGGTCTGAGGCTACCAACGACAGCTTCTACCTCGAAATTGAGTCAGACGACGACTAGATGGACTCCACATCCGATTCTGTCGATTCCTACACGGGAAGAAGCAGAGCGGATGTCAGAAGCAGGTGTTCTTGAGCAGTATTACCAGCAGCGTGAGCAACTCATCGAGCTGGAGAAGAAGGATCCATACAACTACGGGATGGATCATCACAACTGCGAATCAGTGTTCACTCACTGGAAAGACGCTGACGCAGCCCTCGAGGACCCTAACATCGACATCCTGTATGTCTTTGGTGGAAACCGAGCAGGTAAGTCGAGGTGGATAGCCAGCAGGGTTGTCAGGGCAATGGTGAACAACCCCAAGTTCGCTGCCTGGTGTTGCCATAGCAGCAACGACAGCAGCATTCAGGTTCAGCAACCGTATGTTTGGGAGTATTTGCCACTGGAGTGGAAGGAGCAGAAACGCTCAGTGCGTTCTGTGGTGAACATCGGGTTTAGCCAGAAGAACGGCTTTAGCAACCGCACGTTTGTGGGACCAAACCACAGTCAATGCTGGTTCAAGAACTACACCCAGGAGCTTGGCACGCTCGAAGGAACCGAGCTGGACCTAATTTGGTGTGATGAGCTTGTTCCGCTGCAGTGGATACAGACGCTGCGCTATCGTCTTGTCAGTCGCAAAGGCAAGCTAGTCGTGACTTTCACACCGATTGACGGTTACACGCCAACTGTGAAGGACGCCATGGAAGGAGCCATCATTGAGGAGACAAGACCAGCCAAGTTGCTGGATTCAAAGTCACCTCAAACGATTGCTGGGGTTCCGAAAGGCGAAATGCCATACACCGCCAGAACTCGTGGTGGTAACGGCAAAATCATGTGGTTCTTCAGTGAGTGGAATCCATACACGGATTTCAACCGCATGAAGCAGACACTGTCTGGGAGAACGCGTGAGGAGGTTGAGATTCGTGGCTATGGCTACGTGAGCAATCCAATCACTGGCAAATTCCCGAGGTTCACAGATGCGAACATAGTGTCGAAGGACCAGATCCCGAAGAACGGGACAAACTACATGTGCGTTGATCCGACTCCTGGTGACAGGAACTGGTTCATGCTTTGGGCACGTGTGGATGAGTTAGGGCGAGTGTTTGTCTACAGGGAGTGGCCAGACATGCCTAACTATGGCGAGTGGGCTCTGCCATCGTCCAAATTAGACGGCAAGAAAGGCCCGGCTCAGACAGCCGACTGCGGTCGGAACCTGAGTCAATACAAGCAGCTGATCCGAGAGCTAGAACGTAACGACGGTGGAATTCACGAGCGCTACATCGATCCACGAGCAGGCAGAACCGCTGTCCTGAGTCAACGTGAGCACAATCAAAGCCTGATTGACTTGCTTGCTGCACCTGACCGAGGTGCTGGAGGTGAGATCACCAAGGACGGCTTGTTGTTTGTGCCTGCACCTATGGTGACAGTCGATGAATCCTGTGCGCTGGTGAACAACCTGTTTGGATACAACATGAGTCAGGAGGTGTCCGTGTTGAATGAACCTAAGCTGTATGTCAGTGAGGAATGCCAAAATCTGATCTACAGCCTGAAGACATGGACCAATGCCGATTCGGACAAAGGCGCAAGCAAAGACCCAATCGATTGCCTCAGATACATGATTCTGATGGACCCGATGCACGTTGAGCGCACTGCTGAATACTCCACATCAGTCGGCAGCTACTAACATATGAGCCACAGCTACGAGGACAAACTCATGGCGACGACAGAACCCAACGTCGCCGAACTACGATCAGACTTCCGCAGGTCCTACAGTGACCAGCGATTGACTTACAGGGTCAGGGAAGGCGATGAAACCCGATTTGCATCATGGACGGGACAAAGTCGTGATGGAAAGAAACACGCCAAAGACATAGGCAGTGCGCCGTTCCCGTGGGAAGGAGCTAGTGACACCAGGATCAGACTCGCTGATGAAGTCTGCTCATTCATGGTGGATCTAAGCACCTCAGCGGTGAGTAGGGCAGCACTGAACGTCGACGGAACCGAGAGCAGCGATTGTGAGAAAGCCGCAGCAGTAGGCCTGTATCTGCGTTGGATGCTTCAAACGCATCTGCAACCAGATTGGGAGGAAGAACTGCGGTTACACAGCGAATACGCAGCGCAGTATGGTTGGTCATGTCTACATGTCACTTGGGACAGATGTTATGCCCAAGTGCCCCGCCGAATAACCCTCCAATCCCTCACCGGCTTCCTAGGAGTCAATGCCCCCCAACAATTCGAGGCCCTCCAGGCTGCGCTGCGTGACCAGCAGGAGTATCTCGCTGACTTGTTGGTGGCTAGCAACGAAGGACTGACGAGGAAGAAAGCACTTAAACACATCAAGGAAGTCGCTGAGAAAGGCGAAACGATGTTTGAGATGCCTGAGATGGTGCGTAATCGACCATCGATCGTTGCTTTACGGCCTTACTACGAGGTGTTGTTCCCACCTGAGACGCAAGACTGGCACCGAGCCAGAGCGATTTTTCGGCGAGACTACTACACGGTTGCAGAGCTAGACGCCAAAGCGGCTTACGGCGAGTGGTCTCAGGAATTTGTCGATGCAGTCAAGAAAACCGCTGGTCAGAACAGCCAAGTCTGGGACTACGGCTTGTCACCTGTAATTGGTGAGACTGAACGCATCGAAGAACGCAGCAATCTGATTGAGGTGGTTCATGCATACAGCCGCCGAACCACTGAGAACGGCAACCCTGGCATCTACCTCACTGTGTTCAGCCCGTATATCGAGAAGGACGAACGCGGGAACGAGGTTTTTGCAAAGCACGAGCTAGTGACCGAAGCAGGGGATACATACCCGTTCGAAGTATTCACTCGTGAGAAGACCAGACGTAGTCCAATTGAATCACGAGGCGTAGCTGAAATCTGTCGCACGTGGCAGAACGAATACAAAGCACAGGCTGATCAGATTTTCGATCGCTCGTCGTTCGACACACTGCCTCCGTTGAAAGTCCCGCTACGTTACGGACAAAGCTACGGTAAAGTCGCCCAACCTGTGGATCACGTCCAGCGATCTCGGGTTCGTAATAACCTAACAAGCCCCCAAGAGTCCCAACACCACCACCCATCGTCTGTTGCACAAACTGACGCTGAGCGGAATCTGGAGTTTTGCGGAGTCCCTGAAGCCCAATGCCGATACCCGGAGTTCGCAATCCACCTTGTTCCATCACGTTTGCCAAGGTGCGGGCAAACGGGAGCA